TACAAGATGACATTATTTATGTACCATCAGAAGAAGAAATTGGTGGTATTTCTTTTCGAGAAGATTATTTAGACGACATTTTTAATAATAATAAAAAAATTTAGCAATGACACCAAAAGAGAAAGCATTTGAATTAGTGCATATGTATGATATAATGCAAACGTATATTGAAGAATTTAATATTGACGATGCAAAGCAATGTGCTTGGAATACAGTTAAAGAAATTGAAGATATAATCATAAATTCAGATAATCAAGACTTGAAAAATTATTGGCAAGAAGTAAAACACGAAATAGAAAAACTATGAACAACGACTTAAAACTCATTTCTTCCATCGCAATACTTCCAGTTTTAGCCGACTTTTTAGAAGACCTAAACGAAGACAAAGCGTTTCGCACCGACATGAAGATAGCAACGCAGAACCTCATCGGACAAATACGGAAACTCGATGAAAGGATAATGAAGAACGCAAGCGCAGAAACAAGCGAACAGCAGATTAACATACAAATAGCATTTAGACAATGGTTAAAGACAGCGAAAGATACGGCAGAAAGTTAAAATACATTAAGTCGAAACTACCGAAACGAAACTTCTACACGATGCACGAGTTTTTCTTGGTGTGTCCGTACTCAATAGACGAGTTAAAGATACCTAACCGAAGCCGTGATATAATGCAATGGCGCCAATTAGGCATGGCGTGGGCGTGTTTATGTGGCATGTCAATAGTTGAAGCTGGTAAGACCTTCAATAAAGACCACGCAACCGTAGTTTATTCTCAGGAAATGTTAGTGTACGCCTTAGACGGTTTTCACCCCATGCTAAGGGAAAAGCTACAAGACGTGATTGATTGCGTTGAGATAGCACAACACGCGAGTAACGACCCAAACACGAACGTAATTATTTCGAGTAGGCAGATTGAAAAACTGTTGATAAAGAAATATCAACGTTTAACCAAAATGTCAACGTAGTACTTTATATTTGTAGAAGGTCTCTCTCCACATTATAAGACCACGGTTATTATTTTACCCTGTATTCGATTGCGAAGTGGAGAGCGCATGAAGATACGGGGTATTTTTTTAACTAAAATTTCAAAAAATGGAGGAAATTTGGAAAGACATCCCGGGGTTTGAGGGTTATCAAGCCAGCAATTTAGGTCGAATTAAATCATTTAAAAGGGGAAAAGAAAAATTTATTGGAAGTAAAATTTTAAAAAAAAATGGTTATGTTGCTTGTGCTGTTTCTATAAATGGTAAAACATCTGCAATTGGAAGGTATGTTTTAATGGCATTTTATAGATTACCAAAAGACAATGAAGAATGTGACCACATTGACCGAAATCCTGAAAATAATACAATAGATAATCTAAGATGGGTTACGAGAAATCAGAACTTATTGAATAGAAGAAATTACGGAAAAGGAAAATTTAAAGGTGTTTCTTATTGTGGTTCTTATTATAAATTAAAAGACGGCAGCATCAAATATAATAATGTTATAAGAGCGCAAATAACAATTAACGGTAAACGTATTTCACTCGGAAATTATAAGACAGAAGAATTAGCACACGAAGCCTACAAACAAGCGTATTTAAATCATTATGGTTATGAGTGGATGGGTTAAAATACACAGACAAATTTTAGAATGGGAGTGGTACGATGACATTAACACCTGCCGTTTGTTCTTCCATTTGTTGATTAAGGCAAACCACAAGGAACGTAACTACAAAGGAAAGGTAGTTCAAGTTGGTGAAACTTTGACTGGATTAGATAAGTTAAGTAATGAAACTAATCTTTCAGTTCAACAAATTCGCACGTCACTAAACAAGCTAAAATCAACAAACGAAATAACAATCAATTCTACCTCGCAAGGCACTGTTATTAAGGTAGTTAATTACGAAAAATACCAAGTAGCAACAAACGAACCAACAGACGAGCAACAAACGAATAACAAACGAGTAACAACTAACAAGAATGATAAGAAAGAAAAGAATGAAAATAAAGTTGTTATAAACGTAGAATTGTTTATTGATTGGTTCAACCAAATGAAGTATAAACACAAAGGAGTTGAAGGTAAGTTTAAGAAATTAGATAAGACCGATTTAAACAATCTTATACAATTAAAAGAAAGTAATTATAGTAGTGCGGAGTTTGAACATGCTTTCAAATGTATGTGTAACTCAAAGTGGGTTAATGACAATAACATGATTACACCAGCGCATTTTCTTCGTAACGAAAATTTCATGAAGTACGTAAACACGGAAATAGAAACAACTAAATTCAAAGCAGCATGGGAGTAGAAGGCTTTAAGGTTACAGAACCTAACGATGTACTAAACCAACTCAAAACCTACCGAGATAAATACCACGAAAGGGGTAAGTATTTAGGGTTTGAAAGTTTAGATAAACACTATTCGATGCAGTTAGGGAATTGTACCGATTGGACTGGATTCCCAATGAGCGGAAAAACGCAGGTGTTAATGGAGTTACTCGTTAATGCATCCATGTTTTACTCGTGGAAACACTTGGTATATTTTCCTGACGTTGGAAACAATGTCGAGATTGTCGCGGACTTGTTGCACAAAAAGACGAGCAAATCATTTGACCCAAAGAAACCTAACACGATAACGGACAAAGAAATCGAACAGAATCTTGAATGGGTTTTATTCCATTTCAAAATCTTAACACGAACGGATGTAAAAGCGAAACTTACACCCATGCAGTTTTGGGATTTAGCCGCCGAAATGAAGAAAAGCGAAGGTTTAGAAACGGCAAGTATAGATTCATGGAAAGATATGAGCCACCCATACGATGAGTTTGGAGGTTATGCGACTTACTTAGAGTATTGCCTTCCGTATCGCAACCACATTGCCGAAGAAAATAACCTTCATTTTCACACGATTATACACCCGAAGTTAACAGACAAAGATAAAGACGGAAAAAGGAACGCCCCCGGACCTTACGACTTGAAAGGTGGCTCTGAGTGGTTTAATAGTGGCAAGTGCATGATTACAGTACACCGACCCGACATCAATAGCAATGTAGCCGAAATCAAAATGAATAAGATTAAACCCCGTTCAGTTGGTCAAATTGGCGACGTGGTCCTGCATTTTGATGTGAACACGCTAACTTATTACGAACTTGACATGATTGGACCGAGCGACCTACAAAAAAGATACGCAGCACCAAAAGGAGAGGTTAAAGTCAGTAAATTAGTGCCTGAGTTAAACAATTTTTACGGACAAAAAAACGAATTTAAGAACGATTTACCTTTTTAATATGAACATAACCGATAAAATACAAATCACAAACGAGGACAATATGGCTTTAATGGCTCGCTATCCTGACAACTACTTCGACCTTGCTATTGTTGACCCTCCGTATGGAAATATAGATGCAATTGGTTTAACTGACAATAAGAAACAAAATAAACAAGCAACTAAAAGAAAAGGTTATCACTTGTTTGAAAATATAGCACCCGAAAATTTATATTATTTAGAACTTGAAAGAGTATCGAAACATCAAATTATTTGGGGAGGAAATTTTTTAGGACTTTGTGGTGGTGTTATTGTATGGAATAAAAATGGGACTGCTTTTGGTGAAGGTGAAGTTGCTATTTGTTCAACGCATAAAAGTGTTCAAATTTTTGAATATACTTGGAATGGAATGCTACAAGGTGACATGAAAAACAAAGAGAATAGAATACACCCCACTCAAAAACCCGTAGCACTTTACAAGTGGCTTTTAGACAAGTACGCAAAAGACGGAGATAAAATCCTCGACACCCACCTCGGGAGTGGAAGTATAGCCATTGCCTGCCACGAATACGGCTTTGAATTAACGGCTTGTGAACTAGATACTGAATACTTTGAAAAGGCGGTCGAACGAATCAAAAACCACGTAGCACAACAAAAACTGTTTTAATATGAAAGAACTTGACATTCTAACCGCACAAATCAACCTGCAGACTCTTGACCGAGCGTTGACGATGAGTATTGACGACCTAAAAACGAAACACACACACCGAGTTGACTTAATTAAACCAATGGAAGAACGACAAATTGAACTTAAAGAAGCTATGTTAACCTTTTACCGTGTTTGCGAAGACCACAAGCAAGTCATTAAAAAACTCTACGCACTACATACCGAGAATTTAGAATTGAAAAAACAAGTAAACGACTTAAAGATTCTGTTATGAGCATCAAGGATAAATACCAAGTTAAAAGCATAGATAGTTATTTGTGCAAAGAATGGCTTTTATACAAGCACTACGCGAAGAGGTTGTGTAGTATATCTTATTCGTTTGGTTTATTTGAGAATAATGTTTTAGTTGGGGTTTGCACGTTTGGAAGTCCACCTTCAAGAGCGTTATGTATTGGTGTTTGTGGAGAAATAAACTCATCCAGAGTGAACGAATTAAATAGACTTTGCGTTAATGATGGACTTGAAAAAAATGTATTGAGTTACTTTGTGGGAAGTTGTCTTAAATTACTTCCAAGTGGTTTAATAATTGTCAGTTATGCAGACACTTCGCAAGGTCATCACGGATATATTTACCAAGCTACGAATTGGGTTTATACTGGTCTAAGTGCAAAACGAACTGAACGGTACGATATAAATAATCCTAATAGACATTCAAAATCAGTAACAGAAAACAAAAACACGAACTATCAAGATTTAGCAGTTAGGGAAAGACCACAAAAACATCGATACGTTTACTTCACGGGAAATAAAAAAGAACAAAAAAACTTGAAAAATCAATTAAACTATCAAGAGCAACCATACCCAAAAGGCGAAAATAAACGATACGATGCAAGTTATATACCTTCAACTCAAACAACCCTATTCTAATGAAGTCATGTAAAAAATGCGGTGAAACCTTTACACCATTCTCGACTTTAGATAAGTATTGTTATGTGTGCAAAAAGACGGAACAAGCACTAAAGAACCTCGCCAAAATCAAGAAAGACAAGGTCAAAAAGCAAAAAGAAGATTTGTTAACCACTTCGGACTACCTTAAAATGGCTCAACAAGTGTTTAACAAGTGGATTAGATTAAGAGACGCCGATAAAGATTGTATTTCGTGTGGCGCAAAAGCAGGTAAGTATACAATAACGGCAGGTCATTATTTCCCAAGTACGAATAAGAGCGTAACATTCAACGAAGACAACTTGCACGGTCAATGCTGGTATAATTGCAACAGCAGTAAAAGTGGCAACCTTGTAGAATATCGTTTTGGATTAATCGAAAGAATAGGACTTGAACGGCTTGAACAATTAGAAATAGAATCACGGAAAACAAAGAAGTGGACCAAAGACGAACTGAAAGAAATGATTGCGAAGTATAAAAAAAAGATAAAAGATGTTGCGTATTAAAAATAAAGCGTATATTTGCTGAAACTAATAAGAAAAAAACATGAAAAAAACAGAACAAACCATTGGAAAAGTAGTGTTTTCAGATAGTCCTATTGAGATTATTCAAGAAAACAAAGTAGCGGGTCTCTATCCAAAACTTCACGCTGCAAAGCAGAAAATCGGTAAGGTCGTAAAGAACGCGAACAACCCACATTTCAAAAAGTCCTATGCTGACATCAATTCGTTATTAGAAACGGTTGAGCCTATCTTACTTGAACACGGTTTACTACTTTTACAACCAATTATTGACGGCTACGTAAACACGATGATTATTGACATTGATAACGGTGATTCAGTTAGTTCGTCTCTTCGACTTCCTGACGTACTTGACCCACAAAAATTAATTGGTGCTACGACCTACTACCGAAGAGCGTCTTTACAATCGCTTATGAGCCTTCAAGCGGTGGATGATGACGGCAACGAAATTAGCGCAACGGTTAAAAACACGAAGCCAACCATTACACAAGAGCGTTTTGAAAACGGACTCACGAAAATCGCCAATAAGGAAATGACACCCGACCAGTTCAAACAAGCCTTGAGCGGTTACCAATTAACTGACCTACAAACTAAAGCCTTATTGTTATTATGAAAATTCGCTGCAGCTCGTTAGGTAAGATAATGACTTCCCCTAAATCAAAGGGGGAGGTCTTGTCTCAAACCGCTAAAACGTATCTTAAAGAACTTGCACTTGAGTACAAGTTTGGTATAAAAAAAGATTTCTCAAGCCGTTATACTGACAAAGGTAACACTCATGAAGACCTAGCTATTGAAATGGCTTCACAAGTCCTAAATTTGCCTTTTGCGCTCAAAAACACGGAATACTTTGAGAATGAATTTATTAAAGGAACGCCCGACCTCATCTTAGAAGACGAAATAATCGACATCAAATGTTCTTGGGACGGAACTACTTTCCCTTGGTTCGAGGATGAGTTGCCTAACAAGGATTATTTTTGGCAGTTGGTCGGTTATATGTGGTTAACGGGACGTTCAAAGGCTCGTGTGGTTTATTGCCTTGTTGACACCCCCGAAGACATCGTGCAGGACGAAATTAGACGCACTTCGTGGAAGAAATTTGAGATTGACATAACAGAAGAAACAGAAACTGAAGTCCGAGCGAAACACGAATTTAGCCATATTAGCGAAAATAAGCGCGTTAGAGCGTTTCAAATAGATTTAAACGAGGCTAACATCGAACAAGTGAAAGAAAAGCTGTTACACGCAAGAGAATACTACAACGAATTAATAAGTAAATTATGAAAACAGATAGAATAGTTATCCAAGTCCTAAATCAAATAGCAGACAGAAGCGAACGAGGACTTGAAAAATACGGAACGAATTTAGAACGTACCGATTTAGAGACCTTAGATTGGTTACAACACGCGCAAGAGGAGGCAATGGACCTTTGCTTGTATTTAGAACGAATTAAAGAGCAAATCAAAAACCAAAACAAATGAAAGTAGAATTTTACAACACTTGGACATGGTGGGGAGTTATGTGCTTTACACCAATGGCATCTATTGACTTTGATGACAAAGCAATCAGAATAGCGTGGATTATTTGGCAATTTGAAATCTATAAAAACAAATAAATATGAGTTACGAACACAAAGCAAACACGGGAACGCTTTTCCCTAACAACAAAAAGGCGGACAATCACCCGGACTACAAAGGAAAGATTAAAGTAGGTGACCAAGAGTACGACATCGCAGGGTGGGTTAAGACAACTGACAAAGG